CAAATTTTGCGGATACTTCGGCTAAAGTTTCATCATGAGTTTGATAGTAGTTTATCACATCAACTTTAAACTCAACTGAGAAACTTCGTTTAACTCTTCTTCGTTTAAGAGCGTCTGCGCCGCTCAAACGAAAGTTTTGTATCCATCTACCTACTTGTATTCGAGGCAAGTTACGTTTCTTTGAAAGAAGACTGATACTAATGTCACCTTGAAGATATTCACTAACGACTTCTGCTTTTAATTCTGAACTATATTTGACCATAGAAAAAGTGCTCCATAACTATTAGATTTCTTGTCTAACAATTATGGAGCACTTTAAACTAGGCCGATCGTTTTTATTTTCAGGATTGTTTTTTGGCTTAATTTCTGGATTGTGTTTAGCAAAGTCTTTTAACTGTTTTTGAATTCTTTGTGTAAGCTCTGCTTTACTTTCTTTGCGCTTCCTTTTACTTGATCGCTGTTGAATTATCTTGTGACCCTTACCTCTTCTTTTTGATCTTAGGTCAAGCGTAAAATCTGAAATTTTATTTTGATCTAGCTTACTTAAATGACCGATTTCTTTAAAGTTTAAACCGGCTTTGGGAAAGCGATAAATATTACCAAGATCGACCCAGGAAGGTTTCTTCAACCCAGCGGATTGCCAATCTTGAATCGGATAATATTGTTGCTTGATATAAGCCGACTTCTTTTCATACTGACTAGTAATTTTAAAAGCCTCGACCGTCTGTTCTGATACCCGACGAATTAAAATTGGTCGAGACTTGCCACCGTTAGTTTCTACAAAACTAACGTATAGGCTGACTAAGGACAACACGTTGTTACATGATAATTCTAGTTTATATCGATCTATGTTAAAGAGTTTGGGTCTCTTTATATCTTTGGGATTACACTTTTACATTAATAGTGGATGAAATTATTTCTTTACTCGAATCTAAAATTTAGGTGCAACACTCTGAAAGAACAGACCAAAAAGGTCATGAAGACAGATACTTATAGTTACTAAGCAATAAGAAAAGAATGTCTTCAGGAGGGCCATACTCAGAATGATATTACTCGTCACTATCAACAATTTAAAGTTTCTGAACTTGTCCTAATCATGGTTGTAAACTTCAACCAAGCAATCAAAAGTGTCTTAAATCAGCGGCTACGTGAATTTTTAGTTACAAATCGTCAGTGAGAGCGATTAGTTAGGTTACTAATTAAGAGTAGGCCTGAAAGTGTTGTACTTGATTTGACAATTCAGGGAAAGCTTATTTATTAAATTCTAAATTCGAATTGAATTCAAAATCAAAAAAACCTAATTCGTAAACGAATTGGGTTCTAAATATAACTTCATCAACACTGGTTGACAGAGAGTTAAAATTATAAATGCGAATATGGTTAGATTGAAGGTTTAATTTTATATGATTAAAAAATAGCTAATTTAGAGGCTATAAGTATTATGATAAAACCGAGGGTTTAGAGTGCATTCATAAATCCAGTTCCAAATCCAGTTATCCCGAGATAAAAGAATAAGATAGAAAATACTAAAAGACAAACACCAGCACCAGTGTGTTTCCTCTGAATAGTTAAAACACCTAGTACAAAACCTGCAATTCCAACAAATGGAATGAATAAGGATATTACAGTTGCAACCCAACCCCATGATAGGAAGGCACCGACCTTTTTTCGCGTTGGTTGAGTAGCAGTAGTTTTTACTTGATTGTCATTTTTTTGTGTATTACTTGTTGTGGCTGTATCACCATCTACTTCCTGTGAAACTACTGGTTGCTTGCTTCCACATTTGGGGCAGAATAATGTATCCGTTGAAAGCTTCTCTCCACATTTAATACAAAATTTTGTTGATTCAGTCATAAGTGTTCTCCTAAAAACTTATTTTGTTTTGGGTATTAATTATAGACTTCAACGTCAATAAAATGAACCCTAAAATTAACCTAATAATAAGTTAAAATAAAAAATAACAACTAAATAATATGATGTTTATTCTCGAATTGTTAAAAAATGGGGGGTAATAATTACCAATAGTTATAAAAGGCCTGACTAAGTCATTAGTCCTCATCTGGATCGTTGAGCCAATCAGCGACCTCTTTAGCGTCTTTGAACTCGGTGACTGGTTTCCCTTCGGTCGCCTTTAAAAAGCGTAAATTAGCTCTTTCTTCTTCGCTTAAAGACGCATTAAAAGGTAAAGCACCATTAGCAACAATCCGCTTGTAAAACATGTTAATGGCCGTAGTTGGATTTAAGCCCAATTCGCTTAAAACTGCTTCGGTATCATCGGCCAAATCTTTATCAATCTTGTCTCATCTCCTTTCATTTGCTACTACCATTATACTACCTTTTGAGTATCTGATCAACGGATAAAACCCTGGCCTCAGGCCACTTGAGGTTGGCATTGATCTAAAGGCTGAACTTTTGAGCTGGTTAGCCTGGTTAGCTCTGGCACTCATTTAAAAGCCCCTATTCTTCTGTTTAATCCATTTAAATCTAACTTAAGTATTAAAGGGTCAGTAAGTCTTAAAACTGCTTAGAAAGGATTTTGTAGCCTTTTAGGACTAGTAGTACAACCCACTGTTGTCGTTGTCGGCCGGCTTTTCTTCTTCGGGGTGTTTGGCCGCGTATTCTCTAGCCGCTTGTTTATTCCACCAAACACCAAATAGATTTTGCATGGTGCCGTACAGGTAGTTTTCCACGCTCTTGATGTGCTTCTCATTGCTTCTTAGGGCGTTAAAGTAACGTCTCAAGGCTTTAGTCATTAAAAATTTAAGTTCTTCGTCGTCCAGTGGGATTATGACGCCAATATCTTTATGATCCTTCTCAACTCGGTACTTAGCATTTAAGATAATACCAACGAAGCGACGCATCTGTTGCGGGGTACGGCACCAAAAACTAAGCAGTATTCATCATGTTACAGCACCCAAGTAAAAGCTACGAAGATAAAAACATTCATCCTCAAAATATGTAACCTAGAAAAAAGGCCTCCATGAAGTGAACCCCGATAATTGGAGAAATCCAAATTATCGGGGTTTTATTATGTTTTCAAAAAAAATAAAATTACAGGCTATTCTAGAATTAGCACAGGGCCTTCCACCAAGCTATATCAATAAAAAGTACGGAATTAAAGGGTCTGCGACTATATATGAGCGGAAACGTCATTTTAATCAGTTTGGTGTGGAGAGTTTCCAAGACAAACAGACCAAGACTTACTTTGATTATTCGTTTAAAATAAAAGTAATTAAATGGCGTTTCAATCAAAGAGCCTCTTATCCTGAAACTGCGAAGCAGTTTAAAATCAAGCATCCAGCTGTAATCTGGCAATGGGAAAAAGCTTTTAAAGAAGGACGCCTCAATATTGATCAAAGGCGGTCGAAATTAATGTCCAATAAAGATGTAGAAAAGAAATCTGAAGAACAGCTAGAAGAAGAAAATCGTGTGTTAAGGGTTCGAGTGGCTTATCTGGAAAAATTGCACGCCTTGGCTCAGAAGAAGAAAGACTTACAAACCAAGAAAAAGCGCAAATAGTTACTGAGCTGAGGCGAGAATTAAACGAACAACTAAGCTTTATCCTCAAAGTTATTAATATGGCTAGTAGTAGCTTTCACTACGCCCTTGGGCGTAAAGATGACTCTAAATATCCGCACAAATTAGTAGCTGAAATCCTCCAGATTAGATTGGATAATCCTGACTTTGGCTATCGCACTGTAACTGCCGAATTAAAAAATAGAGGCAAGAGAATTAATCATAAGGTCGTACTCAAAATCATGAAGCAGAACAACGTTCTCTGTCATGCCTTTGATAGGAAAACCAGGAAGTATAACTCATATAGAGGAACTGTGGGCAAACTAGCTAAGAATAAATTAAAGCGTAGATTCAATACGAATCGACCTTATCAAAAAGTAGTCACCGATGTTACTGAATTAAGATGGGGAACCAGTTCCACTAATGAACGAGCTTACTTCACCGCTTTTGTGGATTTATTTAGTAATGAGATATTGTCTTGGAACCTTGGGCTTAGCCCAAATGTGGATTTTGTTACAACTCCATTGAAAGATTTAATCAAATCAAAGCCACAACTACCATATAAGATGCTGATTCATTCAGATCAGGGATTTCAATATCAGAATCGTAGCTATGTTTCAAAGTTAAAAGAAAACCACATCATCCAAAGTATGAGTCGCAAAGCGACATGCCTGGATAATGCGGTTGTTGAAAGCTTTTTCCATATTCTAAAAGTTGGAACAGTGCATAATAATCATTATGCCTCTTACGAAGAGCTTAAAATCGGCATTACCAAATATGTGGACTATTACAACAATAAGAGAATTAGAACAAAATTGGCTGGAAAGACCCCGGTTCAATACCGAGAGCTTTCCAACCAATTCAGTGCTTAAAATTAACTCCAATATTTGGGGTTCACTTCACCAGTGTTAAACCGGGAGCCTTTTTTAGTATACCAATTTCTACTTCAGATAAGGCGGCTTATCCCAAGTAAACCCTTCATGCCCTGATAAAACAACGATCCATTATTTGGCCTTTGTGAAATTTGACGGGAGAGGAGTGGTCTAGATGAAAAATCCCCAAAAAATCAGTAAACTCACTTTGTGAATTTAACCGCCTAAAATCCTAGACCATTGCGCCAATCGTGCCTGACACCAGTCCAAAAAATCCCGTTCCGAAATCGTTGGTGTTCCCGTCAATAACTTTTTTGTGATGGGCTCCTCACCTAAAGCCGTCTCAATTAACCCAACCACTAAATAATCTGTCTGTTTCGTAACCCAATTTTGTGGTTTCGCCCCAAAGACTTTCGCCAAACTAAAAGCTTGATCCCGAGTCATGGTAGTTAGACGTCCGGTAAAAGCAATCTCACAATCTCTTAAATCAAGCATTTTAAATCATCAACTTTCTTGATTCTAATGTTGGTTTTGACTTGACGGGTTATGGTTTTCCATTCAGTTTAGAGGGAGTGACGTTTTGAGCGCAGAATTGTTCCCTGGAAACAGCTATTTGGAATAACTGAACCAGAGTGCAATTCTACGCTAAGGTTTCCCCTTAGTTCGTCGGTCGTTAACGCCCGTCGCTTGTCTGTACAATTGCGGTATTGCTACCACCACTCATTATAAACCTACGTTTTCGGTTTAACCTACTAAAAAACGCCCTAGTAGGCGTTGGCAATACGTATATATGTTTGTTCGATCACCAACTAATCAGTGGCACCAAGCCGAAGCTTCGTTTTACCACCCGCGCCGTTAATGGTCGCGCTCACCATTCACCACCCAGCCGTACAGATGACCTTGTTGTGGTATAGCCAGACTTACTGAAGTCGCCCTGGCAAACGTGTCCCCTTGGATTTAGACCCCAGCTTGTCCCCTAGGGCTTTAAAAATCACACCGGCCATGATATAATAGTCATTAAACTAGATGACTTTTATGTGGCGCTCACCGATTCCAGTCGGTGGGTGTTTTTTTATGTTCTATTTTATTTGTATATAATTTAGTAGAGTAGACTTATTATTCAATAATGTCCTCGAAGTAATGGTAACCCTGAATCGATAGCTCGTCAAGCTTTAAAAAATTATAAATAATAAATTATTTATTTTAAATTACATATTATTTATTTTAAATTATCTTATTATTGTGTTATAATTGTGTCATTGGAGGGTATACTATGAGAGCTAAAACATTGCTACATTTTAACTTTAAAGGTGGCGTAGGCAAGACTACACTAAGCGTCATGAACACATATTTATTGGGTGCCAACAAAAGCAAAGTTTTGCTTATTGACCTCGACCCGCAGGCAAACGCTACCGAAATTATGAAATCCACATTTAACAAAGAAATTGAACCGGCTGTGTCTCTTTACAACGGACTACTAAATTTAGATCTAAGCAAATCAGTAGTTACTCTAACCGATAATATCTCAATAATTCCAGCTGATTGGGAACTAAGTTTATGGCCTGGTAAAGCTGAAAAGATTAAATCTCATGATCGCATGCTTATACTAAACGAGCTGATTAAAAAATTTAAGGAACAATTTGATTACATTATCATCGATGTTCCACCAACACTCTCCATTTTTACCAATAATGCAATCTTAGCTAGTGACTATATATCGTTAGTATTGCAAACTCAAAAGCAAGCTTACACATCTGTCCTTAAAACTGCGCAGTATATGTTTCAACTAAAAAGTGATTATCAAGCATCTTTTAGCGTTGCTGGTGTAATTCTTTATCTTGTTAAAAAAGATGCCAAAGTTGATAAAGAAATAACACAAGCTGCCATAGATTCATTTGGAGACGCTGTATTTTCCAACAGAATTTGGCAGCAAGAGCGAGTTAAGCTATTTTCAAACGAAGGCATTAAAAATGAAGACCACTGGGATAAACGAGCAATTGGAATGTACGATATGGTGCTAAAAGAACAACTAAAACGGATTGGGGAAATGGAAAATGGCTAATGATTTTTTAGGCAAGTTAGCAAAGCAGGCTAACCAACAACTAGGCGATAACGAAAGCCCGTTTAAGCAAAAAAAGAAGTCACTAGGCCCGTACAAGTACGTGAAGGTACGTATAAAATGATTAAAGATATAGCCTATCATAAGGAAGCTAAGATAGTTGATGTCATTGACTCTATGCTTAAATACGCTATCAATTCAGGCGAATTTGACGAAAATAATAAATAATTTAAAATAAAAAATAAATTATTTATTTTAAATTACAAAAGCTCGAGGTGCTTTGATGAATAAAAAACGAGCAACTATTATATTTGATGAAGATGTCTCAGATCAAACTAGTACGAGTAAATAATCACGTGCGCTCAGACAACACGTTCAACTTTTAGACGTATACTTGTCCGTTTAAATGAAGCAGAATGCACGCAAAAAAGCCCTCTACCATGCGAAGTAGGGGACTTTTTTGAAGCCAATCTATACAAACATTATTAGGGGAATGCTTGTGCCTAATTAAGGCGTATCAGTTATATAGCAATCAATTGAAAATGTCACTCAACTCACTAAAAAAAGGCCACCCACCTCGTAATGAGATGAGTGGCCTTAATGTCAATTTACTATTTTATATCTTTTGTGATCAAACAAAAGACGCCCGCTTCGTTAGGAGTGGGCGTCTTAAATACTATATATGTAGACCTTTCTGCAGGACAGCAGAAAGGAGAAATAAATATGAATTTAGATCACAATACCGAGGTGGCCAAACCTCGAACATTTGAGAATCAATATCTACAAGTAACTATAGCGGAACCCTCGCTAAAAGTCAAGTAACGTTTTATAGGCTAGCACTCTAATAAATTGTATGCTAAAATTAAAGGCGTTGTTAAGTCCATCTAGCCAATGGAAAAAACGTTAACAATAAAGCGTGATACATTTGAGAATCAATATTAAGTTTACTTGGTGGGGGTGGGCATTACTCCTAGTAATGCTATACCTCCTCCTTAAATAAACGAAGATTGAAACAGCTTATGTGTGCCGGCAAGCAGGCCAACATAGAAGCTGCTTTTTTCTTTGTTAATATATTCTAACATAAATATGAATCATACTCTATTTATCCCCTTTTGCAAAATCATTATTGACAGTAAAAGTAGCCGTATGCCCGGCATAAGTTGCACACTACAAACTATTTTAACTCTTAGAAAATAAAGACACTTTAATTTCAGCAAAAAGCCACCCACCTCGTAAGAGATGAGTGGCCTTTTCAGTTTACAAATAGTACCTGGATAAAACTTAGTTTATCACTATTTACTTTTTAATTCACGTACATCGTTTTCAACATTGTCTAAGCGTTCGTTGATAACTTTATGCTCGCTTCTGCTAGTAATTAAATCTTCACGCAGCGTATTTTGTGAATCAAACAGCCGTTCAATTCGCTGGCTACTATCCTTCATACTTTGAGCAATGTCTTGCAGCTGATTTGTGAAGGGCTTCATGATAACCATCAAAGCTGCATAGATACCCGCGACTACAGCCAAAGCCAAGGTGATTAATTCCACCCAACGATCAAAGGTCATTACTTACCACCCGACTTTCTAACCAACTTTACATAGTCCTTGTTAGCTGAGACGTAGCCAACGTCAGTCTTAATCCGGTACACCTTACCGTACTTAACAGCTTTACCGTAGATTGTGCTTCCTTTCGAGAAGTGAATACGGCGCTTATCAGCCTTGTCTAGGGCTGGCTTGCCATACACGTTAACTTGGTCAGTAATCACTTCATACAAGCCGTTATCAGCCCAGTATGAGGCTTTCTTAGGCGTTGCCTTGGTAACCTTACCAGACAGCTTACCATCGAAATCATAACTGCAATCTACCCCGTGCCAGTTGTCGGTATATTGCCAAGCGTTGGCATTAGCTACCCCCGGTTGACTGACACCATAAGCCGCCACCCAGATTGCCTTATCTACTAACTGGGACCGATTAATCCGGCCAGCATTGAACCAGCTACCTGAGCCGTACGTGATCACATTCTTATACCCGTGGTCAATCAGGTATTTTAGGAACACGTTAACTTGTCCAGTAGTTGCCCAGGTTAAGTCTGGTGCTTCAACATCAATTGCAAGTACCGTGGACTTATCTAATCCCATTTTCTTAACCCAAGCCAGAAAGTATTGAGCTTCAGCAGTTCCCCGACCATGAAAGAAATGGTAAACCCCAACGGTATCGAACACTTTGAATCCATTGGCAATCTGGTTGCCAGCCTTGGGATTGAGATAACCAGTGCTTTCTGTCAGCTTGACCATAATGCCTTCTGCTCCCCAACCTTTTAGTTGCTTCATGTAAGCCAAAGAGTCGGCTTGGTAAGAAGACAAGTCAACAATTTTTTTAGGCATTTCTGTCAGTCCCTTCTGATGGGGTAATGACCTCCGTTGGTGTTGGGGTAACTACTGGGGCATGATTATCCCCACCGGCCTCCTTGTAAGCTTGGTAAGCCTTCTCAACCAGTCCTGAGATAGTTTGAACGTCTAAGTCGAAACCATTGGCTGTCAACTGGGAGTTAACGAAGCGAATTGCTTCCTTTTTCCGGTCAGACTTAGATAAACCAGCCATGACTGCCATTTCTGGAACAATGGTATTCGCCAAGTTTAAGCCAACTTCTAATCCTTGCTTGACGTGAGCATTCTTTTCAGTCTGTACCTTGTGAGTTAAGAGTGGCTTCACTAACTTGTACACGGTGGGAATTAGCACTGCTAAGAAAGCGAGTACCCCCGCATTATTAAGCCAATTGAACACATCTGTAATTTCTTTGAACATTTTTCATCCTCCTAATTTTGGACAAATTAAAAGCACTGACTACCTGGCTATTAATCGCTAGTTAGTGGTGCTTGTGGTCGTTGCTTGAGCTGTTGGTGCTTGAGCTGGTGCTTGAGCTGTTGGTGCTACATATGCTTCGCCGGTGATAGCCTTGTAATCGTCAGCGGTAATCCCATCTGGTAATCCCACGATCGTTGCTAACGTTTCCTTGCTAATTGTCTTCCAATCTTGATATGCCCATGTATAAATTTGAACCATTATGCATTCCCCTTTGCTGATTGACTGAGTGCGAGTTCTGTAATTGACTTCTGTAACTGGTCGATACTCGTTGCTGATACCGTTTGCTGTTGTGCTAAAGCCGTTGCCGACTGTACCGCTTGCTGACTAGTTTCCAACACGCTGGAATACTTGGTATTCAACTCTTCAAGAGAAACATTCGGCAAGTTACCCGGATTGATTACCACCTTTTTATCAGTGTCGTACCGGAATTTGTCTGGATATTGAGCAAACTGGGTAATCCATGAATCTAAGATGAACACCTTCGTGTACCCGTCTGCCTCAGTATTCTGGTATGCCGTGATGAAACCGTCTGTATCATGAGTGATGTAAATAAACATGTAATCGTCCTTTCTAAATTAATTCCGTGTCTGGAAACTTGTTATCTGAATCTGGTTTTACGTAATAAATTGGCAATTTGAATACTCCTTAAACTAATTCATCATAGTTAATAAAACAGGGGGAATGATGCCAGCCATTATCAATATATCCAGATTGTAATGAAGCTATTTCTGACGTGGCATCAGCAATAGAAATATGCAATTTATTATTTTTAATATCGTTGGCAGTGTATGAAGTATTCCCGGGAATATTAATATGAAAACTATAGTTTTTGAAAGTTGGAAAAGATATATTTTTAACCACATTGCTAAAATCAAAATATACATTTGACGCTGCTGGAAAAGTACCAAATAGAGTAAAAAGCATATAAATACGCTTATTTATTTCATCCAACTTGTATAGAACTACTGATGCATTGTCGAGGCTTGGTGTGACCCCTTGGTCATTCACAATGTTTTTAAAATCTAGTACACGCCAAGCGCTGTCTTTAATGCTTTTTAAGTCAGCCGCGGTTGCGACATCGAGACCTCCTGACTGTAATCCGGCCGTGAAGTTAGTAGGCTTGCTGGAATCAACCATGTTAGCAGTAGCAGTGCTGACAGCCGTTGTAACATCTGATTTAGTAGCCACGTCAATTCCAGACTTTTGAAGTTTGCCTGTAAAGTTGGCATCCTTAGTCGTGTCTGCAAGTGTTGATGAAACTGCTGGTACACCATCTTTAGTGATATATGGGTTACCAGTTTTCTTATCAATTGGTGCAGTATCAAAAGTCTTTTGACCAGCAATTTCTTCTGCGCCAGATAGGTGGGCAACTTTGGAATCATCAGCCTTAGTAGCTAACTGGCCATTAGTTGCATAATTACTTAGGTCAACTTGGGTTCCATCCTTACCAGCGGGGCCTTGTGGCCCAGTATCACCTTTGGGACCTTGAATCTGACCACAATCTTTCCACGCGTTATTCGTCCAGATATACAGTTCTTCGGCAACTAAGTAACCATCGCCTTCACTGGCTGTTGCTGGAAGCTGGGAAGTAGTGTCAACCTTACCTTTAATCTCTAGTCCTTGTCCGGTGTCACCTTTGGGGCCTTGAATACCTTGTGGACCCTGAGGTCCAGTTGCGCCATCCTTACCGTTTTCCCCGTCCTTACCCGCTGGCCCTTGCAATGTGGCGACTTGGTTAGTTAAGTCAGTCTTAAGCTGGTCGAACTCCTGTTGGAAATCGTCCAAACTCATAACCGGAATAACATCACCAGAATCACTCATAACATTTTCGGTAATAGTAAATCCTTGTGGGTCATCACTTGGAAAGATGGCGTTGTAAGTGGTCGTATCAGTTGATGAGGTAGTGGTACTCGTGGTTGCACCATCAGTTAATCCTTCTTGGCTACCCGGGGTAATCAGACTGGATAAGGTTACCCAAACTTCGATTGTGTAATCATCGGGTACTAAGGCATTCATGACCTCAGCATCCACCGGCATAGTAATCAGACCAGCTAAGGGTTGCTTAATTGTAGCCATATCAATCGGTTTATCGAATACATATCCGGTATCGTTGGCAACTTTGACATCAATGGCCGTAGCATTAGTTAGGTCGAATGCTGAGCCATCTTGGGTAATCGCCAAGTTAAAACTAGCTGTAGTGTCGAGGTATTTAACCTCATTATTGCCATCGGTAAAGTACAGTTCTTTACTCACTTGTACCGCCTCCTAGGGCATTCGTAGCTTCAGTTTTCAGCCTAGTTAGTACCAGTTGTTTGAAACCAGCCCACATATCTTCCTTTGTTGAACCTGAGAAGGCTGTAGAAGCTTCCTCAGACGTTGCATCGAAGTTACCATAGGCTTGGTGATTGGTGCCACTGAAAACCACCGTGTAGACAACGTGAGTCGTGTTATCGCTGTTCTGCTTGACATCCAAGCTTGTAATCATTAAGAATTATTCCTTTCTAATTGAGTTATCCGGTAGCTGAGCTCATCTATCCGCTGGTTGGACTTCTTTAATGCCGCCAGCAGAATGGAAATGGTATTGGACTCGTTTAAGAAGTAATCTCCGTCTTCATCCGTGCTAATCATATCGTTGGCAATGCTTGCAGACTTTTTGCCAACCCCATTAACGTCATCAATAATCGGGCCAATATGTTGGGAATCAGCGGAGTTATCGGAATCCTTATACTTCCACTTTTTAACATCGGTGTTCATGACAGCAGATAAGGCTTCATCTGGTGAATACTCGGTCACATCTCGTTTAGCAGATAAGGCAGACTTCAATTTGGTCCCGTTTGAATAAACATCAGCGGCATGGATATCTGTTACACTTCCACCTCCACCTTGCTTTTCAAGGTATAAGGCACCACTATCATCACAGGCTATGGTGTGCCCACTAATTGATAATCCATTGCTATTAATTCCATGAGAAACGTCTAGGGTGATAACTCCGGAGTTACCTGCAGATAGCGTAATCATTCCGCCGTAGACATTAGTTGTATACCCATCAATCAGGTTACTAGCTTCAAAGCCGGAGTTATTCATCGTGAACTTATCTATTCCCGAATCAATAGTGATTGAACCACCATTAATGGTACTCCCGGAGATATTGACTCCATTAATATTCCCAGCTTGAACGTTACCTAAGTTGGCAGATAATGCTGACAGATATTCAACCGCCAAGCTAGTTACGTCCCACTTTTTAAGTGTCCAGCTACCACCAGAATAGATATACATACTGGTTGCAACATTGCCACTCATTACCAGCCACATATCACCATCGTTATGTTCTTTACCATCTTCAAATGGAGTATTAGTTGATTCAGTAATTGTGCCGTCAAGAGAAGTTTTGAGGTTCTTCATCTTATCGGCTAAGTCACTGGCGCTATCTGAAGCGTCTTGGGCTAACTTAGTTGCCTCGTTAATATCAACTGAACCCGTTGCAATAATCATCCTTCGACCACCTCCTGATAAGTCTCACCGTCATCAATGTTGAAAGCAGAATCGTCATCACTGGCACTATCTGAGTCGTCAGTATCATCAGGGATTACCACTGGTTCTTCAACTTCTGAGTTTTCACCCTCATCTTCAGCTGGGTAAGTGACGGCTAAGTCCTTGCTATCATCACGGATACCAATTGGAATTGACCATAGTCCAGAATGACTAATCATGACATTATGAGCCGCGTCTCGGTACTCGCTGACGTTGAATCCAATTATTAGCTGGTTATGAGCTAAGTCCGGGTATACCCCTTCTGGTTCAAAGTTACCACCATACTCAATCGGTACGGACAGCTGAATATCCTGTGAAGGTTCAATCTGGTAATTAAAAATGACTGACTGGGTAATGAGGTTAATGCACATTACTAGTCGGTCATCCTTATTATTGACGTCCCCAGCGGTAAAGAAGGCGTATGGATATGCAATTGAATTAGCTTGGATGGTATTATACTTTCCATTATTGGTTACCCCACTTGGTACAGGGTCCCAGCCGAAGTCCTGCAATTTGAAGCGAATAATCGGGGAGTAATTGCCAGCTTTTAAGTCGGAGATTTTAATTACTTCTACGGTACCGTCCATCTGACTCCCAATCCATAATCCATTGGTTAAATCAACGTTAGGCCGGACATAAGTCTCAATCTCACACCACTTAGTTACGGTGCTGGAATCGCTATTAATCACGGCATGAGGCGTGTATGGGAAGGTTGCCAGCCAATTCTTGCCACCACTTAAATCCTTAATCTGTGAGTAGATAAGATTGTTTGCTTCATCATAGCCAAAGGAAGCGCCATGTTGACCACCTTGTACAATCATGGAATCAATTAGTACACCATTAGCACTCCAATGTAGGTATTGGCAATCGCTTAGATTGGATTGGTCTTGCTTTCCCTTGTACGCATAGCTGGCCAGTATCTCACCATTGCTCATAACGTACGAGAATTGCAATGCCCCAACGTGATTATTGCCAAACTCATCAGGATTACCATCGGTAGTCTCCCACAACTGCTTGAAGGTACCATCAGCGTTAGTACCGGTATCTATCCACATTTCAGACTCATCTTTAACGAAGGCATCATCAATTGATACCACTAAGCTACCAACAAATGGTGGGGTAATGGTGACTTCATAACCATCTTTAGCATGTTCTGCTTCCCAAGTCAGATTATGAGTCCCATCTTGCTGGATATACTCCCAATTAAACGCCGCTGCTGATAAGAAGGACGTGACATTTTCACCTTCTATGAACAACCTTGCGATTACCCTTTTACTGGTATCAGTATTCGTCCATGATTGCCCCAGTGGGGTAATTAGGCTGATACTAGCAGCATTTTGGTTCTTTTTGGCATCTTCAAACAGTTTTTTTACGTGGTCATTCCACCGCTGTTCCATGTTTTTAATGAAATTGGGAGTAACAACTGTAACCGTACTGAATTCCCCAATGACTACCTTATTCTGGGTTGGGTCACTCTCGGAGGTTGTCCGTTGAATAACTCTGGCTTGCAAGGTTAATACCGGGGTCATAGTCAGGTCAATTACCTTAATGGTATCGCCTAATTGAGCGTCAAAATCTGAAGTTACATCAACGGAATAATTGACCCTCGGGTGGTTATATAGTCTGAGTGTCTTCAATCCCAGCGATAGTAAAGCATCGGGTTCACTGACCGTAGAACTGGTAATACTGCCTTCTAACCAAGTGTTGGCATCACTGTTGTACAAGGAGTTAGCAGAGGCATCGGTGACAAAGTTACGACCACCATTACCTTTAGCTGTACTAATTGAAGCTCCACCGGAACCATAGACATACAACTTGGTAATCAAGGTAGTATCAACTGTTTCCCGTTTAATGGACAGCATGTTGTCACCATAAGTGATACGTCTACCAGTATTCTGTCCCCGTTGGTCGGATAATTCCAGAATGGTATCAACCACAATCCCAGAACTATCTAATTTCACGTATCCATCAGCCTCACAATCGTAGGTCGTCAGGATTGTTTGAAGCAAAGTTTGAGATGAACTCTCCCCATCAATGGAAAAGTCTGAAAGCAGTCCTGATGTTGCATTATCAACCAGTGTTATCCCAGTGCCAGCAATAATCCAGTTCATAGCCGCTGGTAGGGTACACTCTTTAATCTCTTTTTTAGTGGGAATTGTCTTCCCTAATCGCCAGATTAAGAGGTTAATGGCATCGGCTGAGATAAGGCTAGTTCCAGAGGTGTTATCCATGGTTTCATCAACGGTATATATTCGGTACACTCGCCAACGATCATTCGCTTGGTCGTAAGCCGCTAAGTGATTGCCTACTCTCAGATATTGAGCCGCTGGACTGTCTGCTACCATGGTGAGACCGGTAAATGTATCATTCCAACTCTTTGAGTTAGCGTTGGGGTCAGAAGTATTAGCTAGACTGGCTTCGGCAATGCTATCGTTTGAAGAATTATCATCGGCCAATTGTTGCTGAATGGTTTCACCCCAGAAGATATTTGTATCAGTTGTCGTATCTAAGGTGGCGACCCGTTTGAGGTTCTTATCAAGAATGACGTACACACGTCTTAACTCCTTTCTATTTAATCGCTGGCTTATATTCCAAAGTTATATCTGAGTTTGCTGGGTCAGGAGTGAAGTGCATCTCTTGGCTAACATCACCTTCAATTGACGGGAAGGTAGACAGCCATGAGACATACTTATCAACACTTCTACCAGCAACGGTAACCGTGTTATCAGCTGAATCAATGATAATTTCTTCACCAGCATGGGCAATTACATGAGGAATATCGTCAGGATCATCGCTACCATCAGAGGTGTATATTTTGAGGTCGGTCAGCGTTTCAAAATCCGAATAATATCCAACTTTTGGACTGACTAAATCTTCCTTAATATCATGCTTCATGAATGTTGCGGCAACATTAGCCAAGGCAAAGCCAAACTTGCCAGACTTGTCTAACTTCTCGGTATGAATGTGAACTTTACCCTCAGTGTTAACCGAGTATGCTACCCCAGTCTTAGGATTGAACTCGTTAATCTCGGCCACCCAGTTGTCATAAACCTTGCTACCAATGGTCTTCTTTTGGCGTTCCAATGAGAATTCACCGAAGAAGTTTGAGTAAGCATCCTGGTTCATGTACGTGGTCTCCATGATATAAGTCTTAATGGTTTTGGACTTAGTCCTAACCTTTGGCTTGGAAACCTTAGTAGACTTCCTCTTACCACCAGACTTCTTCTTGGTAACCTTCTTAGTTGCCTTCTTTTTCTTTTTCTTAGAAGTTTTCTTCTTAGCTGCGGCCTTGAAGGCTTCCCGCTGAATGGTGGCTTGATACATTCTGGCTGATTTAGCTTTGGACTTAGACTTAGAAGTAGTCTTAACCTTAACGGTTTTAGTTAAATGAACCTTTACATCATGATTATTCTGACCATTATTCTTACGGCCACCCTCGTTGTACAAAAGGGTGAGGTAATTGCCTTTATCATCTGTTGCATTGAAGGAACTCCCCAATTGAATGTAACCACGAGGGTACCTGCCTTGCGCATAATCGGTAATCCCCATCCGTCCACAGACATTGCCATTAGAATCCAACAGATAACCTTCAACTTTTCCCATGGCCCGTTCATTTTTCATTCGTTTGATATGGTGGAACCGCATGGATACCTTCCAATAATTGCTAATCTTGGGGATACCTTGGTGGATAATAACGGGACCGTAGAAGTCCTTGTGCTTGCCAGTAGTCCCCCAGTTGTAATGGCCTTTACTATCCTTAGCGACCATTAATGCTGAGGCTGTAGCCGTTGCTTTACCATCATTTTCCCCACGATATACCTTAATTTCTTGGGTATCCTGACCAGCTTGAAACCATGTACTCATTGAGTTGCAAGGGTCGTGTACTTGTAATTCTTGGTGAGGCGTTAAGCTAGTGACATGACCGTTAGCATCAGTAACCGTTGAACCATCGTCAACGTGGTAACCAACTGCTACATACTGGTCCCCTAACGTGTAACCAAAGTAGTACAAGTCAGTCTTGGGAATGATATGAATTACTGGTTGAACAGCGGTATTACCGGCTGGGCTGATAATCTGTTCATTACTGGTGATCTTAATATCACGTTGAGGTAAGAACCCCCGTGGGTCAGCCAGCATGAACGTTAGCGTAGTGGTACAGTCCTGAACCCCTTCGTTGAGAAAAGTGGGGGTAGGAATGGCTGTAAAGTGACCATAATAGACTACCTCTGGCTGGTCATTGAACCTTAATGGGTACTGAGTATCAGCATCGTCATGGGTATTAATGAGGGCCTTGGACAAATTGTTTAGTATCCGGTTGTAATCGTCCCGGTCAGTGGGGTACATGGTAATCGGAATATCTATCTGTTTTTCCCCATAACTATTGCCTAAAAAAACGCCCCCATATCTACCGGGGATATCTTGAAATGATTCGGTTATCGTTGGGGCAATTGGCTTTGAGACATGGTTGACCAATACTTCCAAATCTTTGTCGGAATTGAAACCACCGGTGCCATTCTCATCGAAGGCATAATCAAAAGTGTTAACATCATTGAATGCCATTGATATAACCCCTTCCTAGATTTTTACTTAAACTCTTTTTTGTTTTTACCCGGTTATATCCGCTGTAAACATCGTTAGCAGATACGACAGCGGGTACTGGATTCTGCTGACCAGAAATTAATTCAGCCATCAATCCGATAATCTCTTTTCCTTGCTTAATCAGTTCTGATAAATCGGTTGATTGAGTGTATTGGGTAGTGGCTCGTTGTGGCTTATCCGTCTTAGCGAACTCTTTCATGGTCGAATCCATAATCTGGTATGCCCGGGCACGTTTAGTAATATCCCACGGAACGATTGATTCCGTCTTGTTGCCTTCTGAGATATGAGCTAACTTTTCAGACCGACTAATTCCACCATTGGCATACCAGTGATGACTTTCCCAGAATCTTTGCGCTCCTTCAATGCCACCATACCGGCCAACATATTTCTTCATCCATTTAATCTGGGTGATTGGGTTGGTTTTCCAGTCTGAACCAGCACTTGCCATTTTGCTTCCTGGTAATGATTGGGGTAGACCATAAGCACCACTACCAGAGTTGGTAGCTTTAGGATTCCAACCTGATTCATGAGAAATAATGTAGTTATAAGCCGAATATTGAGATGTTGGGATACCAGCTTGTTTCAACCAGTGCATGTGGTCACCAGTAGGCTTAGCAGAACTCCCGGTAGTGGAAGAATTATCCCCAAACATATCAGCAAGTTTTGACATAAACTTGAAGAATCCTGAACCAACTTGAGACTTAATGCCCTTGGTACTGCCAGTTCCCTTCTTAGAAGAGGAGTCGTCGCCTTTACCACCATTCAATTGAGCAATCCGCCGTAATCCGGCAAATCCACCCATGAATCCTTTGATAGGTGCAGACTTAATACCATCTGTCGGGTTCTCGGCATTCCACATCCGACCAGCACCATTAGTAGAAGTAACGATACCAACGTGGTCTGTACCACCGGCACCCCAAAAGGCTAGGTCACCGGGAACAGCTTTACCCCAACTTACGGAATGGGTTGAATTGTACTCAGGAACAGTTGTTGAACCAGATAAGGTAACCCCAATGTGTTTCAATGCTTCATAGACCAGGCCAGAACAGTCGTAGTAGTTAGGTCCCAATCTACCTTTGGTTTCTGAATACTTGTAATTAGCCCCTTTAGAAAGCTTCATAGCTTCTTCAATGAACTTCTTACGGGTACCTGAGCCAGTTGCCCCACCGTCTCCATCTAAATCAACCATGGACCAGAGAGAACTCCACCAGTTACCAGCTTGCTTCTTAACACTGTTGAACATGCCTTTAGTAAGCTCAGCGACAACACCAGCACCGGCCTTGGTATAGTTAAACATTGAGTCCAGACTCTTAATCGGGTGGGCGATAATCTTCTCGGCAGTGGTGAAGAACTTCTTCAATCCAGTTGCTTTCTTAACAAGCCAGCCAGATACATCACCAATTCCTGATCCAATACCACTCATCAAACTTCCAAACCAATTAGAACTCCCCTTGGAAAAGTGGGTAATCCCTTGCATACCCATGAATAGTTTGGTCTCAGAGGCATTCAGAACCTCTGTACCAGCTGGTAGCATGGCTTGGGTATTTCTACCTTGTACGATTCCAGATTGACCGTTAGGAAGGAATACAGCCTCTTTATTACCCGTCTCAGGAGAATCATTGCCATCGTTAAGTACCGCCATGGTAGGCTTAGTGATTGCCTTGCGTTGATTGCTGAATACACCAGTACCAGTAGCTAAATGAACCTTAGAAATGGTTCCAATGGCTTTCTTCTTGCCACCAAAGGCATGAATAACCGAATCAATGCCACCGATACCTGTATCTAAAATACTGATAACATCGTTAATGCCATCTTGAGCAATGGACCTAATATTCTTCCAGATTCCCTTGAAGGTATTGCTAATGCTGTTCCAGATACCATTCCAGACCTTCTTAATTCTACCTAAAACATTGGTAATCGTGTCTAATAGCTTATTGATCCATTTAGATACTGTCTTGTAAGCAGAGATAACTGGGTTGACCGTGTACTTCTTAATGAGCAACCAGGCGTCATGAGTTAAGTCCTTGATGGTATCCCAAGTGGTAGAAATGCCTTTAACAATATTCTTAATAATGTACTTCTGAATAATCTTCCAGATATACTCAACTGGTTTGACGATATACTTTTGAACTAAAAGCCAAGCGCTGTGAGTTAAGGATTTAATAGTTTTCCAAGCTTTGCTAATCGTATTAGTCACTAGTTTGCCAATATACTTAGTAACAGCTTTGTATACCTTGGTTACTGGGCTAATTACATACTTGTAAACCAAGTTCCAAGCTTTCTTGGTCGCCGAGGTAATCCCTTTCCAGATACTTGATACTACCTTAGCAACTGCTTTGAAACCTTTAGATACACCAGATTTAATTGCCTTAACAACTGACATTACAGGCTTCTTAATCTTTTGCCAAGTTTTGATGGCAATACCTACCTCTAGTGCAAGCGGAGCAATCAGGATTATCTCAAGTACCTTACCAAAGCCCTTAAATATCCCTTTAACACCATTGATAAATGACTTGAATACATTAGAGACAGGCTTGAAAGCCTTCTTAGCTGAGCCGGTCATCTTGCCAATTGCATGACTAATCGCTTGTTCCCAACCAAGTTTTCCCGTAAAGAACTTGCCAATACCCTTCATGACATTTTTAACCGTCTTGCCAAATGAAGATAAAGCTTTCTCAGCGGCCTTAAAAGTTCCCTTGGCCCATTTGCCAATTGCAGAAGCAACGCCATTAACGGCTTCTCGGAATGGCTTGATGTGCTTATACGCTTCGTAAAATCCCGCAGCCAAAGCCCCAATAGCAACAACCGCAATTCCAATTGGATTAGCATCCAATGCTACATTGAACAACCATTGAGCGGCTGTAACAAGCTTTTGAACGACCACCAAATTTTTAATTACTCCGATAGCCTCAGTAGTTGCGGCAATGAATCGAGCAATCTTCGAAACAGCTAAAACACTACCAAAGGCAACGGCAAAGGCAGCGATTGTTTTGGTGTGTTTGGAAGCAAACTCGATAATCTTAAGGAATCCACTAGCAAGTTTAGCTACGCCACCAATCATCCAAGTAAGGCCCTTTTGAGTATCCTTGTTGTTGAATGACTTAGTCATATCTTGAGTCGCTCTAGTAATAACAGGCAATAACTTGGTACCCATCATAATCTCTAACTGTTGACCAGCCATCTTGAACCGTTCTACATTCATCTTGGCGTTATCTGAGTTTCGTTTAGCTAATGTCTCAACGTATTTTCCTTTTTCTCCAGCTTTGGTAACATCATCTGTTAACTTTTTTAGTGACCCATCGTACTTAGCTAACGTTTGGGCAGCTTGCATACCGGTTTGGCCGAAAATTCGCTTAAAGACATCTGCTTTATCAGCACCACCAAGCTTCTTGGTATGGTCTTCGATAATTTTGAAGATTGCTGGCAGAGACTTGAAGTTCCCTTTTGCATCTTGGAAAACTTTGGTAGACTTAATGCCAATTTCTTTTAAAGCGCCCATAGCTGCATTCGTTGGGGAAGCCAAGCTAGTAATTGTCTTACGTAGACCAGTACCTGCCTTATCAGCTTCCATACCGTGATTAGACAACTCCCCCATTGCCGCAGAAGTCTGCTCAATTGAGAAGCCGGCATTTTTAGCCGTGTCCCCAACGTATTCCATGCCTTTACCTAAGCTATGAAAGTCAGTCGCGGTAACATCCGAAGCATATGCCAAGTCATTAACCACTCGTTTGGTATTCTTCATCATTTTAGCCGTGTTATTGGTCTTCATACCAAAGGATTCGATTGCTTGTGAAGAAACCTTAATGACATCCTTAAAATCATCTCCAGAAGCCACGGAAGCTTGTAATTCTGACTTCATAACGGCGATAGCTTCGGCACCAGTATGTCCACGCTTTATTAAATCTTGGTACTGTTCAGCGATTTCTTGCTGTGCTACCCCATACTTAACGGAGTATTTAGCGCCATCTCGTTGCATCTTAGAGACTTGGGAAATAGCCTGACGTGCTTTCTCACCAGAAGTAACCAGCAAGTTTTGATTTACTTGGTACACCTTGTTTAAATTTGTGGCCTTTTTGGCACCAGCAATCGTCGCAGCACCCAAACTAGTCAAACCAGCTGCTGCCGTAATTGCAGCGCCTTTAAATGCTTGACCAATATTCGCAATCCTGTGTCTAGCTTTGGCCGCCCCATCTGACATCTTAGCCATACTACTACTCATGGTGCCATACTTACCGGCTAATCGGCCGATCTCAGTTTTCTGTTTAGCCATTGAGGCAGTTGTTTGATTAACCCGAACAAGTTGCTTATTGTAGGCTTCGCTGGCCCCACCAGAACTAGTCTTAAGCTTGGCTAACTCAGTTTGCTGGATTTTCAACTGATCTGAAAGGTTACGGTAGGACTCCCGCAATCCATTAAGCTTAGCCCTACCAGCTTGAGCTTTATTTCCTTGATTCTCTAAAGTTTCTGCATAAGACTTGGATACTGACGTGATTGACTTGTACCGTTCTTGCAAATCAGCTAAGCCAGATTGATAATAGTCTACTGATTTTTTGGCTCGGCCTTGTTGGGCAGTTAAGGACGCCATCTTATTCTCAGCATTAGCTAAATCCTTAGAAAGCCGAGCATAGTTATCACTGCCCTTAGTCGTTGAAGTATCAAGGCTTGCTTGACGCTCTTTCAACTTATCAATTTTGGCTTGCAAAGCTTGCATGGTCTTGCCAAGACCTTCATATTTAGCTTGTGCTGCGCCCAGGCTGTCCTTTGCAGACTTTAAACTAATCTCATTAGCTTTCCATTCATTAGTGGTCGCTTTAATAGCATTGTTCAGAGTTTTCAGACTAGAGGCCGCTGAGACAGTATCTAGCTTAACTTCGGTTGCCATTGTGTTCGATACTTTTGCCATTTATTAATTGCCTCCTCTTAGTCTATTTACCATTGCCATAGGGTCTTCAGCACGTTTATCTTTAGGCTTTGCTTGGTTAATTCTGATCAGTTCGTAATAGTCTTCTCCGTCCAATTGAGATGGCAGTACCCCAGAATTAGCCATCATCTGTTGCTTAAAGTAGGCTTGGTCTTCTTGGGCATCTTCTAAGTCATGAATTAGAACGTTGAGGCGACCCATTACTTTTTTGGGTCTTCTTCCTCCGCGTTTTCCTTCAGAGTCTGTTGCCATTGTTCTTCAGTTAATCCTTGAATTCGTGCCAACACATAGCTGATAAAGTCTGACAATTCGTCCATAGTTACGGCATTCATTACCGTGTCTAATTCTTTTTCTGACAGCTTTAAAACAGCTTGAAGGAAGCTAGTCATGGCTGTGACCGCCTTTTGAGACTGTTCCATGACAGTTAATGGGTCAGCATCTGAATTCAATTGCATCTTGTCCATCTTCAACATCAAAATTTGAAGATTAGTGGCTTCATTGACAACCTTTACCGTGGTTTTTACTTCTGCTGATTTTTTCTTTAATCCAAGTTTCGCGATACTAATTTTCATTTTGCTGCTCCTAACATTTTTTATTGCTGACCATTGCCAGCTATGTAAAAAGCCACCCCATAAGGAGTGACTTAGAATGATTCTATGGTTTTGCTGTAGTTGGAGCACCCGTTGAAGGATTACTTGAAGTACCCGTTGGGGTACCACTCGCTGCGTATCCACCAAATACTTCACCCATCATTGCCGCTTCATCGAAGCCTTCATCTGCGCTAGTCCAAATCTTATATGGTTGTCCACCAAAGGTACCAGCCTTCAACGGGTCTAATCCTTGGTAAGTCAGTGTGGTATTAGCATCGGTTTCAGCGTTGTTATCCGTACCGTGGTTCATACCAGCTTCGATTAGTTGCCCATTGGCAAACCCTTCATAAATATCCACACCACCATATGACCGAGAGTGGACTAACATCGCAACGTGAGGCTTAGGGAGTTGACGTGTCCAGCCTCCCTTACCATCGTTGACGAATCCCTTTAACTTCTGCAAAATATCAAAGTTGATATCCAAAAATTCAAGGGCAACTTGTGGTTCCATTGAACCGTTCGATACCCGCTTAGGACCGTCATTGGCATAACCGACTGTACCAGCGGCTTCCAGCCCGGTTACGTTAGCTTGAGTAGCGCCTTCTGCGTCCCCATCAACCAAGTAAATACCGGTTGCAGAAATACCTTTTGTAGCATCTGCAATAATAGCACCTGTTGAATCAACTAATCCAAAGGTGACGTCTTTAACACCATGTGTTGACATTGATTAATTACCTCTTTTTATTTTTATTTTTTTAAATACGGAAAATGTGGCTGTGACTTGTTCAGTATCTGGATCAACTACGTTGGGGTAGCGAGTAGCGATAATCCACCCATTATCATCAAGTAAGTTCATCAGTTCCAGCTGTGCGTCTAATACATTGATCGCAACTGTTTTAGAAAAGAAAATCTGCACTTGAATTGACGCGCTAAGCTCAGAAAAAGTATCGTTTTTATATCCAGAGAGTGGCTCAGTAACACTAGTAATTAGCACTAGCGTCTTTGAACCACTTTTTTCAACAATATTCGGTATATTTTCTGGATATAAACCATCTATCCAGGAGGGTTTATTTGCTTTGATAATCTCGTAAACTTGAGTCACCGGAAGTTTAATGAGAATCACCACCCGTCAATGCCTTGTACTTGGCATATTCAGCAGCAAAAACCTTATCTTTGCTTGACTGAATGGCCGTATCAATGAAATGGTCGCCTTTAATATGCACCGTTCCATTATTAAGAAATAACGCGATTCTGGCATGATTAATCGGATCCTTCTCAAATCCTACCGTTGAACTTCCCGTCGCGTATCCATCTACATCATGATCGTCAGCAACTATCGCGTCCGCTAAATGCTTAACATGGCTCGTGTTCCGGCCATAACGGTAATGTTTAGACTTGGTAGCCTGAAAATAACTATCCCGTAGTTGATCAGCGCCAGCCTTAGTAATCACTTGTTGCTGTGCTTTGTTTGGCACCTTCTTTTTTACTTGTGAAAAGTAATGCTGTAATTGCTCATCTAAACTAGCCATGCTTAGTCACCACCCGATGGCACGTGATTAAATCAAACCCTTCATTTTGTAAGCCGTCATCCGCCGCAATACTGTCAATCTTGTACAGATCCGATCCACGCTGAACTTGCAGCGTCTCGTTAACGGCCGGATTATGGCGAATAAAAAAGACCACTGCATTAGTGATCCCAGCTCCGGCTATGGTTAATTGCTGTTGCACATTCAACGACCACTGTCCGGCCCAACAGCTAAAATCTGCTGAAAATTGTTGAATTGGCGTGCCAGTATTCGGGTTAATCTCGCCAGTATCGGCATCATGGCCAAAAGCAATGCGGAAAGTCATTCGTGAAGGATTAATTGCTTTGGTCATCAGTGGTCGCCTCCATTTCTAGATCATAAAGCCCTCTCAGTTGCCCAATGATCGAATCAACCGGTAGATCAATACTAATTGCTGTGGTCGGAACCAATGAACTGCGATAATTATAGTAGGCCGAGGCCAATGCCAGCACAGCTGTATTAAACAAATCAATCACACTGGCATCATCATAGAAGCTGTCTGATTCCGTGCCAACTGCTTGTGTGATATAGCTTTTTGCCGTATTTAAATATCCGGTCAGAAGCTGATCATCAGCATCACCATCTAGGCGTAGTGATAGTTTTAAATCATCTAGTGTTGGCATTTAGCCACCTCCTAAGATTCCTTAGCTGGCGCTGTCTTCGTTGAGTCGACCGCCGGTTTACTTACTCGCAGGACTAGCTGCAAAGTTCGCTGGTTGGTCAGCAATCGCCGCAAATGAACCAGCAACAAAAGCTTCGGTATCCGTTGGTTCAACGTCAAACCGATCAATTACACGAATCTTAGTTTGGTCAGTCTCAAAAGCACCGCCACCAATGTTGGTCGTCAGCAAGGACATGTTTTCCCGATCAAACAACGTCACAGCTTGTGATAGATCACCGTAGTACAGTGGGTAAGCTGGCGCAGAAGCCGTACCAGTGTTTGGCAACCACTTGTCGGACACTTCAACAAGTTGCTTTCCACGAATTAAATAGCGATCAGGTTGTGTTGGGTCTGGCTGCAATAAGTAACGGCCCATTGCGTCCTTAACTTCTGACAGCACATTAAACCCGGACGTGTTCGTCATTAAGAATGAAGTAGACTTGATAGCTGGATCAACGGCCGTGTTGATCATCGTAATGATGTCATCAAACTTAGCTAAGGTCGGCTTCTTTGGCGCCTTGTTCATTACTTCAACAATCTTAGCGTTGCGAGTAACTACAACCTTCTTAGCAATCCATTGAGACAGCCAAGCCAAAATGTTGTCAGCTGTATCCTTTAATAAGGAGTTCGTCACCGTGCTAATTCCGGCGTAACGATGAATAGCGTACTTGATAAGCGTCAAGTGTGGATCGTCATTGTCACCAATGGTAGCCGTTTCATCATCTAAATCAGCTAAAGGAGTCACGTCAGTCCACTTTTCGTAAACTCGTGACCCAGTTTGAGTTGTAACAGCTTCTCGATTAACATACTGTTGTAATGAATCGTATTGGCGAACCAACGTATTAATTGCCGTTTGAATATCTTGAGGAATAGTCAAACCAATTGCGTTACCCGATTCGTCGGTAGAAGATGTAATCAAGTTCATAACCTTGGGATCACCCTTAATCATGGCTTGGAAGTTCTTAATGAACTCATCTTCAATTTTTCCTTCTTGATCGTTTAATGGCTGCTTATCTTTATCAGCCATATTAGCGATCTCTTGCGCCTTACGTTCTTCTTCCAATTGTTCATGTAAAGCGTCACGCCGGGCAACTGCATTGTCACGTTCTGCAGTCATGTTTTCGAATTCTTCTTTGTTAAATTTATCATCTAAAACGGCAGCATTAAGCTTGTCATTCAGATCTGATACCTTTTGCCCTTGGGCAATCCAGGCATCGTTTAAGTCATTAATATTCTTAGCCATTAGTTGGCCTCCTCTTTATTTTCCCCCATCAAAATAGCCAACTTGCTTTGCATTAACGCATTAGCAGGTTGGCTTTCTTTAGGCTGTGTAGGTTTTTGTTTTGACTTGGAAATCAGATTCATAAATTTGTTAATTGCCGCTTTGGAAGGAATCTCTGAAAATGAGTTGGTGAATTGAGGTTGCTTGTCATCGACAAACATAATCTCGTCAGCAAAGCCTTTATCCACTGCATCTTGTGCCGTCATCCAAGTCTCGTTAGCCATTAACTGCAGCACATCATCAGCGGCCATGCCAGTCTTAGCAACATACGCTGCAACAATAGACTGATCAATGCTGTCTAGCACATTCGACTCATGCGATAAGTCATCCGCGTTGCCTTGGACGCCTGACCATGCCTTATGAATCATAATTTGTGCTGTGGGTGAGATGGAGACTTTGTCGCCAGCCATCGCAATCACACTAGCAGCACTAGCAGCTAATCCTTGGACATTAACCGTGACGTTCCCTTGATAATTTTTTAGCATCGTATAGATCTCGCTAGCGGCAAACACGTCGCCTCCGTTAGACGCAATGTCAACTTCTAAGTCATCATCAGGACCCGCGCTATCTAGCACATCCGACACGCCGGCTGGTGATACAGCTGGCATACCGAAAAATTGATAGAACGCCGCTGTCTCATCATCAACTACGTTACCTTTAATCATTACCTTCTTCGTTATTTCCACCTCCTTCCACTGATTGGGTCACAACTTGTTGCGTTGCCGGATTTTTAGCATCAGGCATTTCATCTGGAAAATAGCCAGTCTGCTGTAGTAACCAAGTTGCTTGATTGTTAGCAATTGTGCCGTCCTTAGCCAATCCAGATAGTGTCGTGGCAAAGGCATCGCCTAATGGGTCTATAGCAGTCCGTATATTGGCCGTAATCTTAGCATTAAGCTTATTATCCAGCTCAGCTAAAATCGCCTGTAAATAGCGATTAAGGGCATTCGTATACATGCCTTTGATTTGGTCAATGTTACTTTGCTGGTCACCTTGGCCATTTAGATAACTGTCTGGAATGCCGAAAACTTTAGCAATTTGCTTACTCGTCCAATCTGTTTGGCTTAGAAGCTTAGTTACATCGGCCTTCATCTCGAGTGGCTTGTAATCTTCCAGCTCATCAATTACCACTGGCCCACCGTTAGATGTGTTAACCTGCCTCATGAAGTTACGTGATCGACTAGCTTTCATTTTTTCACTCAACAGCCCACCGTGCTGAATAGATAGGACGCCAGGAGCGCTAATTGAACGTGCTAATGCAGCCAACGTTAAACTGTTAGACGAACTCTTGACTTGTAACTCATTCGATAGTGCTTTTAATGGACTGTTACCCGTCATACCACCATCGGTACTAGCCCAACGGATATGAATCATGTCAGACTGTGGTACATATTGAAGAACGCCCAAATTAGGCTCGTCAAAGGTAACCGTATAGGTTAAGCCACTGCCGTCATCCAATAAGTAGGTTTGCACTTGGCTGGGCCGCAAGTATTCCCAGCGCAAATCTAAACCGTTAGGATTACGCCAACGATATGCAAAACATTCACCACCCAATAACAATTGTGAATACATAGACTGCCAAAACGTGTGCCCATTAGCTGTCGTGCTAGGATTGTTTAGAATTCCTTGTGCTCGTGGCATGTTGGCCATTAATTGTATCGTGGCCAAGTCTCCAGATATTTGGTTAACCGCTGAATAAATATCAGAGTTTTCCAAAGCGTCATCGGCACTAACATAATCATTATTGCCAGTGGGTGACAAAAAATTAACGATATTATCGTCTTCTACTGGCACACTTTGAACTTGGTTCTTAATCTCAGGTGGTCTAAAAACTGGCATTTTTAATCACCTCCTTTATTCTGGGACGTGCTAATCACTTCTGACAGCCAGCCAATTACAAAAAGTGTCACCGCTACTGCCATGACACCCCAAGGCTTGCCAAATAAAAATGCCCCGTAATCTGCCACAATCAGGGCACTTACGAAGCATAAAAAGTCGAAATAATGCCAAATCATGGCAAAAAAGCGTTTAAAAATCATTAGTATCATCTCCTAGCAGCCCCGAATCTGGATTGTTAAACCATTCAAGAACTTGTTTTTCATTCATACGTTCCACTTGCTTATCAGGATTGTTCACGTCTGAAAAGTCTTCAAAGTGATACATAGCTTGGAATAAGGCATCAATCAGCGCATCAACTACATCAATTTTCAGTGTGGCCTTTGCCTTATCAACCTGAATGCCAATCTTATCTTCATAGATTTCTGCATTCAGTAGCGCCTTTTCCATAATTCGATCATCGAGTCGGTCAACTGACCCTTCAACAAACACCTTTTGTAAAAACTTGGTTGGGTCTTTAAGTTCACTGGTTCGTTGACGAATAGCTTCTAACGGCCAACCAGAATTAAGCTCTAGCTGTTTGATAGCTGGCGTAGCTCCCCAAGCATCATAGCCAAAAAAGACTACTTCTAGTTGGTGACGCTCTACAAAATTGAGCAGCCATTGATAAACTTGTTCGTCATTAATCAGTCCTTGCGGGTGACTGCTAATTGTACAAAATCCCTTTTGAGCTAAATTACGATAATTGATGCCATCTTGTTTTTCTTTGGCTTCAATGGATCCGGCCTTCTGCCACGGAATAAAACTATGCTGGTAAATAAACCATCGTGGCTTGCCCTTAGCATCCTGATAGGGGAACACAAATGCCAAAGCCGTATTATCACTAAACATTGAGTAGTCAAAGCCAATGTAGACTTGGCGATCATCGAAACTAAACGATGGCACAATGGCTTTTTCAACGTCAGGTAATTTGAGGAAGCTGTCCACTGATTGTTCTAGCCAAAGGTTGAGGTTTTTGTTCTGGAAGTCATTAATTGTGCCTGACAGTGCGTCAGAATCACGTTTATCTGTCAGTCCGTTCATTAAGACTTCATACTGGCTTGGTAAATCAAGCAAGGGGTTGCTTTTTACCCAGGTTTCCGGTTTAAACGTCTCATCTAAGCTGTCTTGGGCCCAAATCAGGCCTAAGTAAGTATCAGCATCACGTGAGTAATCCTGTTCCATGGCTTGCTGAATCATGCGTTCATCATCATGGAATGGCACGGTTGGGTCAGGATAAGCCGTTGAAATCTGAACGAATTGCTTATTGCGTACCTTGACCTGCCCTGAAACAATTTTAGAAATCTTCTGCCGTGTTTTTACTTCACCAATTTCATCAAAAACAGCAGTTGTAAAGTGAAATGAGCCTAGCTAGTCATATTGACCGGCTTCGTGACTGATTGCTCGCAGTTTGTTGTTGTTACTGCTCATAACAACTTGATCAGATTGAGACGACAATGTACGAGTATCTAGCCCACTATCGTCAATTAGTGTTTTAAATGGTTCAATTGTTGCAATCTTGGCTAGCATTGACTTAATGTAGCCAAGAATTTTGCTCGTTTGCTTGTAATTAATAGAAAATACTAAGTAATCTTGGTTAGATAGTCCCAATGACTCAATTAAAAAACTATAGGCAGTAATAATCGCCATAAGCACAGTTTTCCCCTGGCCTCTGGAAACTGAAACAATAGCCCGTGAAAAACGCTTGCCGCCGTCATCATTACGCCAGCCAATTAGCATAGCCATAATGAATTCTTGCCATGGCATTAGCTTAGTTGGTTCGCCTGTATCAACGTTCGGACAGATAGAAGCAAATTTAAGCACTTGGTCTACTTTTTTAACCGAGTAAGCAAACGGGAATTCAACGCTACCTTGTCGTTGTAAGTCTCTAATATGGCGAAAAGCCGCTAACTTAATCAAATAACCAGTGGTTACCTTCTGATCTAAAACATCTAAAGCGTACTGAGTTCCTGCATCTGTGTATTCGTCACGAATACTTTTAACATCAATTCCACGGTATGCTCCTAGCACATCGTGTGATTGAGTAAGGTCAATATTCATAAGATCACCCCCTTTCACAAGTAGTCTTTTTTACTCTCCCAAAAATTCTTTCATACGATCACTAATACTTCGCTCATCCTTGTAGTCATCTAAGTTTAACTTGAGCAAATCACTACGTGACTTAGGAGATAGTCCCAGTTCAGCGCCTAGTTTAGTTAGGTTCTTAACCGCTGAGTCGTAAATTTGTGTCATCGGGTTTCGCTTATAGCCTGTAAAGTCCTGACCGATTTTTTTACCAGTCTGGTCTTGCAACGTTTTATAGATTGCTTGGACTTCACCGTTCTTTTGAATGTGCTTATAGGCGTTGCGGTAAATCTCATACTGAGAAGCATATTGTTCCACAAGCCCGCTATCAATGCGTTTAACTGGGGTGTTATCCTCTAAAAAAGGCACTAATCGACGCCAAACGACCTTAGCTTGCCGTCCTAAGTAAGCTGGCGGTGTGCGCGTTAATTGACCATTGTTGACGTCTTTATCCGCTTTTTTCATTTTCTCTGCCTCCTTTCATTATTGAGTGACCCCCCTACCTAAAAATTTTTAAAAAACGTTTGCGTCACAAAATGAGGGTTATGTGAGCGCTTTCCCGGCCGTTAATGGGGGGGCGGGGATGATTTTAATATAGCTCTCGATACATTACACCTGATTGTTCTATTATTCCTTAGAACGCAAATTAGACGTGTTTAAATGGACAGTCAGATAATCAGGCTCGCCATCGGTAAACATAATGTTACAGTCCGAATACCCTTTGGCTTTAAGCACTTCGAGCATGGAATAAGCTTGGCCTGGTGTAAAGTCAATCAAATCAATGTGTACATCACATGAGTTGTAAATCACCGCGTTCTTAATAATTATTCCAGCAGTTCTAATCTGTTCATCCGTTAGTTCACTATTCATAGCAAGCTTAACTTCTTCATAGCTTGGAATTGCATAATACTTTTTTTGCATTTCTTCTTGTTCCAAATCCATTGTTAATCACTCCTTGTTCATCAATACATTGATAGCACTCACATCGGTAATCTCAGCAACTTGTCTTAGCTCGTTACCTTGTCCCGTGCCATAGTAGCCTTGTTCCCAATCCGTCTTGAGTCGGTGACACTTACCGCAGATGACAGCAAGGTTATCAACGTTTGCTTTGAGTGCTTGGTCGTACTCAATGGGTACAATATGGTCAACTGTCTTAGCAGCCGTGATGATTCCTTGCACACGACAATACGCGCACAAATAATGGTCACGTTCTAGGACTTGTTGCCTTAGATGTGACCATTGCCTTGTACGATAGAAGTTGTATTGCTGACGCTTAGTGTCATCACGATTACGTGTTACCGTGTTGTACTTGTGCGTGTAATGCTTGTCATGGCTACGTGCCCAACGCTCACGGCTTGCTAGGTACTCAGCTTCATGTTCATAATGCTGTTGGCAATAGTGATCGGGGAAGTTAACCATGGCATGGCATCCTGGTTGTCTACAGCGTCTTACTCTTGGTATGATCACCACCACCTTTGTGTAAGTTAAAAGCGCCACGCTTCTTAGCACGACACTCACGTCTCTTCTTGTCAGCCAACCAACGTTCTAAGTCACGATAGCAGTGATTTTCTGCTGGGCTAGCATAGCCATATTCAGTGTGTCGCATGTAGCCACACCCCCAGCACAATAATAAGCAGCACCATCAGCAGGCCGAATATTAAGCTGTCCAGTTGATAGTTTCTCATTGCCATTCCTCCAAATTAAAAGGCCGCCTCGTTTGAGACGACCGTATATGTGATTGGTGTGGAATCGAACCACACGCGGTTATGAACCTCCTGACGTGGACTTTTTCTATTTTCATCCACGTTTCAACCACCCGTCGACTTACGCTTTTAGCTTAGCGTATAGAACTCGCATTTTGGGGTTGCGCAATACCGTGGCTGCTGACCAATGGACCATGTAGGACTCGAACCTACGACCGAACGGTTATGAGCCGTCTACTCTAACCAGCTGAGTTAAAGGTCCAAAAGACCGGTTATGCAGGCCGGTCAATTTTATGAGGGAGTTTGGCGAGCTAGAATAGTGTTTAAAACGAAGGGAGTCGCCTCCCAATTTGTAATGCTCGCCAATACGTGCAATGGGAGTCGAACCCGTATCTTCTTTTTTGCTCTTCCGTTGAGCTATGCACGTCATTTCATCAATCGCTTATGTTACCAATTTACACCCAAACTAGGGGTCGAAAGTGCGCAATTAGTGCACGATTTTATAAATCATACAGCCCTAATTCTTTAGCACAATCATGTATGAACTGCTTTTTTAAATAAAATGCCTTTCTACGGCTTACATGGATCAATCCATTAGTGATCAACCCATCAATCGTATATCGAGGTCGTTTTCTGAAATACAGTTCGTCAATAATAATCTCGGTGTCTTTTCCCACTTCATCTAAGCAGTCATCGATAACTTGGCGTTGCTTCTTCAGTGCGTTAATCCGCTTATCCTCATCTAGCGTGATAATTAACCGGTCTTCGCTGTCGTTGAATCCGTTCTGTGCCCGACCACCGCCAACATTCTCATCAACCGGTGTTACCGGATAACGCAGCTCCTGTTCGCGCTGTTCAATGTACTTATCAATCTTAGGATAATCACGTAGAATATCCTCTACCGTTCTAATCGTCGATCGTCTCACCCATCATACCTCCTAAAATGGCCGTGTAAGCTCGTGTAGCACGCTAGTAATCTCCGCATTACTCAACATACCCAAAGCAATGTAAACTTCCTTAGGCACGTTGTGATTGCCTAATCTGGATTGAAACTCAGCTATCCCCATCAATACATCGTCTTCTGGTACCAATGATTCCAAATAGCTAAGCAACATACGCTGGTTACCGTTCATTGTGTCTCGTGTTTTATCCATATATCCTCCTACATAGACATCGTCAGCTCATGAATAACCTGGTTACGTTCCTTCGCTGACAATTTGTTAATCGCGTTTCGCTGGCTGTTGTTCAGCTTGGTAAAGTGATTGCCGCACCACACTAACGCCTGCGCCACATCGCCACCATAGCTTGCCATGCCTTGCATAATATAATCGCGATACTCAATCTGTTCGTGGGTCATGCTGTGCCTCCAATAGACGTTTAACTTGTCGCCAACGCGGCTTGCTTTGATTGATTGGCTTGCAAAATAATGTGTTGATATGCTGTGCACCGTTTAGTGCCAGCCAAAGTTGAAAATTCCATTTATTCATGTTCTACCTCCAATAGTTCTGGATTCTCGTTAATTCTTCGCTTAATAGTACTCCAATCGCATTCATAGTAATGCGAAATCCAGTTAATACTTTTACCATCTTTTAAAAATTCCTTTAATTCATTCAAAGGGACTTTAACTGTACGACGAATTCTCATACCTTTCTGCTGATGATCAGCTTTTACTGTCATTTCTCTTTGCTTATCTGTTACTATATGCCCTTTCATATGATGGCTGTTGTGTGCCCCCGCAACCATAATTGCTAAATTAGCAATTGAATCATTCATCTTATTTCCATCAAGATGATGAATACAAAATGTACTGGGAATATCATTAAGCACTTCATATTCCATCAATAGCCTATGCACATGTATTTTTATTCCATCAATTGTCACTGCGGCATAGTTTCCATACTTATAAATATGCTTAATAGATGTCATAGGTCTTTTTGATTTCCACAAGGAAGCCTTTGTTAAAAGAAATTCATCAACTTTGCAATTACAATCATTAATCCATCTTATTTTTCTTTGAATTTTAACTGTCAATCAAATCACCATCCGTGTTCACGTTGCCAATAACATGAATGTCAAAAAAACCTTCCTCAAAGAGATTATCAAAGCTGGAAGTGTACCAACCGCCTTTGCCAGTGGTGGTAAATTCAAAACTAGCAATATCCTCATCATATACAATTTTTCCAAGCATGCCATCAGTTGAGCCATCATCATTGGTTGCTTGTACTGTAACAATATCTCCTTCATAGATATCCTTGCCGTTCACGTCTTTCAGGCCAGTAAACTGCAACAATTCAACACGATCATTTTTAATGTCCCAAGTTTCGTTTTTTCCATTTAAAATAACGTTAACTGAGCTGGGTGTTCCTTTTGTGTCACCATTTTGAATTGCTGAAACATAATCAGCCATTATTTTCCTATACCCGTTCCACGCTCTAAATTTTGGTACCATCATTTCCCCTCCAATAGATAATTAATACTATCTAATTTATCTAAAATATTGTCAGTTTCTTCTTTTTCATATTTCTCAACGAGTTCTTTACGAATGTCTTGCCAGTTGGTATGTTTGCTTAAGCTCTCTTGGTTATCAAATATTCCGATCCCAAAACGATCTGTTCTAAAATACAATTTTTCTTTACTACTTGGTTTTAGAGCAAGCTTGTTTACCAACTCTCTTTCGTTCCCAAAAAACGACCTGATCGTTTCAAAATATTTATCGGCCCGTTCTTCTGCCTTATCATGAATGTGTTTTTCTAAAACTGATTTATCCATCATTCGCCCTCCCAATCTCAATATCACTCGGTGCCACCTCAATATGCCTGTGGCTGCCTTTAACTTTCATCATCGCTTGACGCCTATCACCACAAGTGACCCAGCATAGCCACGTAGCAGGCTGCTTGACGTGATGGTGTCGGTGGTAATACACCTTATCACCGTGTTTCATTGTCTGCCTAATCATAGAGCACTGTCAGTGTATGTGAATGGTCATCAAATGGAAGAATTGTGTCACCAGTTGAAATCTGCACAACCTTTTTGTCTTCTATGAATTTATTAACAATACTATCGAAATTATCATCTTCAGTACAATTAGTCCAAAACGTTTTAATCTTCATAGTTTTCCTCCCAAAAGTTCAATTACCAATAATATCAAGAACGTTATTATAAATGAAAATAGTGTAAGCGCAATAATGGTTTACCTCCAACTGTTCTCTGTTGTAATTTATTTGGTGTATGTCTTCATGGTGATGTACTCCTACTCAAATTCGATTGCTGGTATGTTCAGGTGCTCAATCAAGCCAAGGCGTTCCAACCGCTCATAGTTGAGACGCTCGCAGTATAAATCTGCTTCGTACTGAGACCCGAATTCCTTGATTACGGTTTCACCATTGCGGCCCACAATCTTGAATTTAATTTTTTTATCAATCCTATCCAGTTGGCTCATTTCTTCACTCATTTTAAATCCTCCCAGAATGCTTCAAACGTCAAATGTGTTTACGGTGCATTGGAAGTGCCGGAATGTATGCAACCTTATCACTCTCGACATATTCAATAGCTTTTTCGCTCCAATTAGATACGTTAAATTTTTCTTTAACTTTATCGGTGTGAGGCATAACGTTTATATCAGAGAATTTCATGTAATCATCATGCGAATTTTGAACAAAATAAATCTGTTTTATATTTCTTTCTAATGTATCACCATGAATCACAACACAATTCATACCCCTAATTGCAATATTGTGTAGTAAATATGGAATAACGTTATCTCCAAACTCCTCCGCCATATACAAATAGTTGTGTGGGGCATAGCTGAATGGCGTTTCTGCTAATCTGTCATCATTCCATTTTTTAATAATTAGTGATCCCGTTCCAGCGGTTGGATCATATCCAGACCATCCACCTTCACTACTATTATCATTCCTAGTAATATTTGCTAGTAATTCAGAAACAGAATCAGGCGTAAAATCTTGCTGTTGAGATTTTCTCTCTGCGGCATATTCTTCAAAGTATTCACGAAACGTATCTGTTGATACGTTACTATTAATAGCTAGAATTTTTTTATAAAAATCATTGCGTTCTTTTGGTTTAAACAGCAAATCGCTTGTGAATTTTTCAAACTCCGCATGTTGATTAACTCCAGCTATTGTATATAATTCGTCGCGTCCTAATTTTGCCATAACTGTGCCTCCCATAGCTTCTCTCGCATGCAGCGCACCCAATCTTTGTCGCGTCCCATAACACTAGCAATTCCTTTATTGTTAGGCTTATTCATGTGTTTGACGGTGTATTTTAGCTGCGTAAGCTCATCTGGCGTGGCTTGGTAATCCAGTTCGTCACGTCTTCGCATTCTGCCACGTAATTGCTGTATATATTGCGGTGACTTTGACCGTTCTTGTGCAATATATTGGTTAGTGTATCCATGGAGGATCATGTGCCGTAGAATATTATTTTCTGCTGTGTGTTCTTCCTCAGTTTGACCGCGAATCTCTTTTTTAACATCCTTCGGCCACTTATCTGGATCATCGCCATAAGTCGCGTAAGCAGCCCTGATTGCGGCTGCCATTTTCTTGTTTGATGACATACGCCTCTACTCCTTTCTTACTAATCGTTTTGCTTCGTTCCTTAGTTCTTCAAATTCACGTTTACGCCGTTCTCTCAAAACTTCATTACAATTGGGACATGGTGTAGCTGTGACGGTGCTTGCCGTACAGTGGTAAACAACGCCAGTGCCATGACACAATGGACATTCGTTCATACGTTACGCACCCCTTTCATGCCGTCAAAAATCAGTTGCTGTTCCGGGTTGTCTGGATATACACGATCAATGAACTTGCCTTCATACATCTGTTTTAGCTGTCCCTTGGTATTGTTGGTCGTAATGATGGTGATACCTTTAGCGGTGTTGTGGTTAAAATCAACTCTAGCGTTAGATACCCGATACATGATGTCTTGCAGATCCTTATGAACCGGTTTAATGTTGCCGGTCATACCGCCTTCCGTGCCAAAATCATCTAGTACCAATACATCAACCTCAATCATTGAACGCGTTATATTGAGTAGTTTGGAACGAATTGAAGTGTCCTCATATTTGTCATTAACCATTCTTAGCAGCTCGGCAGTTGATACAAACATGCCACTATGGCCATGGCTCATCAGGTGGTCCAACATAGCTAGTGCTAAAGACGTTTTGCCAACGCCACGATCACCCATCATAACCACATTGAAGTTTTGGTTTTCTAATTGCTTAGCCAACACGAATGCCTTCTTGCCTAATGACTTAGCTAAGTGTGGATTGTCCTGCTTAGCAATATCCCAGTTGCCAAACGAAAACTTGAGCGGTATGTTTCCTGACCAGACCGAGTAGCTATAGTACCGGGCCATTTTGTCCCGTTTCAATTGTTGAGCTGCTTGTTCAGCCGTCTTACGATCTAGTTCTTCTTTAGTTGGCAAGTGGCCCAGGTCAACATGGTGGGCAGTGGCTAGCCGTTGAATATATCCCTGGTCAAAAGTAACGTGCTCCATGTTAGCCTCCCGTCCAGTACTCGCGGCCCTCATGTTTTTGTTCAGTCGATACTTGATACTCATCATCAAACCGGCCATTGAACCATGTAGATCCATCCATAGGGTGGTACCAATCTTTATTTTGAGAAATATACTGCTTGTAAAGTTTTAACTGGTTGAAAAGATAATCGTTGGAATGCTTTGCTGACTTTTTACGCCAATATTTGTAATGGTTAAACGCTTGCTTTTTTCCCTTTTTGTTGGGATAAGCTGACCAGATTTCCTCAAAGTCAGACTCAATTGAGGAAGGTGCAGCGGCAGCTGCACTATTCTTTTTATTACTTGTAGTATTAACTGTAGTATTAATACTTGTAATATTATCTCTCTGATTTTTCAGTATAGGGGTACCCTGATTTTTCGGTATACTCTCCACTGAAATTCTGATATACCTATGCTCAATTTCACGTGTACCCTCTTTATAAATAACGTCTCGTGAAATATGTCCATCGTCTTCTAAAGCTTTTAGCCAAGTTTGAATAGTTGACTTCCCTACTCCATACAAATTGGCGAAGTAGCTATCACTTGCCCAGCAGTAACCCTTTTGATTGCACAAAGCCGTAATCTCTCCATAAAGCAAAGAAGCTTTGCTCGGAAGGTTATTATCATATCTAACGCTTGCAGGAATGATAGCGTAATAATTGGGCTTTTCTGGTTTGTCCATAACAATTCCTCCAAATCACTTTTGTAACTTGCTAAGCTCACGTTTTAACCACAAGTCATTAACCTCAGATGGCAAGCCTTGAATATATGCTGCAATCTGACCAGTGCGATGTGCTGATTTAGCGATGGCCACCGGCACACCGTCTATGGAGACAACATTCACTCTTTTGTAACAACAACATGATTCCAACGATCAACATATTGTTTAGGTAAACTTTTTAAACGCCAGCAATTTGACACTTCATATAATCCCTCATAATTTTTTACCGGTTTCCAAATTTCTTTGGTCAATTTTATTCATCCTCTTTCGGTTCATTACACCAAGATCAATAAGCGTTTCTTCGTTTAACTTGATAGGCTGCACATGATATTTTTGAGTAAATTTAACAGGACCTATTTGATGAAATTCATTGTGACAAGTTCTGCACAAAGCCATAAACCGATGTTGCCGATGATCAGCTAACTTGCGGGTTTCCGTCCCCACCGCGTCCCAATGATGAATGTCAGCGTGCTCACGTCCACAAATGGCACATACCCGGTGACGGCAACACTCATACTGGTAATAGGCTTCATCCTTAGGCAATAGCTCATAGCCCTTCTTAAACGGTACACGCCACGTAAACATGAAGTCGATAACTAGGTCGAGTAACACGTTAGCGTCGCTTACGGACGATTCTGTCGTGTCTGACAGGCTAATCTCATTGCCGTTGGTATACTCACGATATTGGCCATAAAACATTGCTTTTAGGAAGTCTTGTGGCACCACGAAGCAATCAGCAATATCATTTAACAGGGCAAAGAATAGGCGTCGTTGTTGCGGCCTAGCTTTGCGTGTGTCGGCTAGTTCCCAATCTAGGTAAAGTTGGTCACGTGAACCGCTAACGGTCTCGATATGGTCTAAATTTGGCTGATGGTCAAGCTCAACTAGCAAGTATGGCTTGCCATTACGTTCAAAGTATTTTGATCGTGACCGCTGCATTTAATCACCTCAACTTAGAACGGAAGATCATCATCGGTAATGTCGATAGGATCGCCAGCGTTGTTAGCAAACGGATCACTCGTATTATTTTGCGGCCGATTGTTTTGATAACTACCGTTACCAGTAGAGCTTTTTGATTCCAAGAACGAGAAGTTCTCAACAATAACTTCTGTGACGTATACGCGTTGGCCTTGCTTATTTTCATAGTTGCGTGTTTGAATACGGCCTTCTAGTCCAACTAGTGACCCTTTGTGGGTGAAGTTAGCGAAGGCCTCTGCAGCTTTTCTCCAGATGACGAAATTAATCCAATCAACCTCACGTTCGCCATTTTTTGTTTGGAACCGTCTACTAACTGCCAAAGTTCCCGAAGCAACAGCTAAACCACTTTCGGTGTATTTTAATTCCACATCTTTTCCAAGCCTACCTGTCAGTGTTACGTTATTAATCATGTTTTCTTTCCCCCTCTGGAGTTGTTAATGCCTTCAATGGAGTCCATCCCCATCTAACTCTTCCGTAAGCAACGTCATATTTAATTTGAAATATCTCGCACCATTCCGAAAAGGTTCGTGTTGCTTGACCAATTACAACCCATTTACTGTTCGTTTTATTTCTGCTTTGTTCTAGAATCGTTGCCCATCGACAATTTTCAGGGGAGTATCCCTTGTCAACATCAACTCTGTCTATTGTCAATTTATCCGAATATCCATTTTTTGCAGACCAAGTCTGAAATTCGATAAAATCGTCCTTCCACTCATCACAAACAGAAATTCCTCTGCCACCATAATTACCAAACGAACTATTGTGTAAGTCTTGGCATCTTGATTTAATTCCCATCCAAATGGCATAGAGACGTTTATCTTTGTATGCATATTTTTTAAAACGAATTGACGTTGTCTCTTTACGTAGACAACCACAAGATCTAGTTTTACCAGAAGTTAAATCCGTCGTGCTGACATAGCAGTTATTTCCGCAGTCGCAAATACAGTGCCATTTTCCTTTGGTTTGCTTATTTTTATTTCCTGGAATCCACTCAGTTGCAACAAGTCGTCCGAATCTAATTCCCTGTAATTCTTTTTGTTTCAAGGCATTCACCCCCACTATCGCAACTCAATATCTTTTGTTAGTCGTCCGGTCAAAACTACTCGATTAATCATTAGAATTCCTCTTCTCACTTTGATTTTTTAGTTGAACAGTCACTAGGCTGATCAGTTGGTTAGCACCATCATGCGTCAAATCTTTGACCTGGCTAACGTTTAATTTTTCCAGATAACCGTTTCTAACAGCTTCAATTGGGGCGCTTGCTGCCTTACTCATTGCCTCAAACAATCCATTAAGTGTTGTGGCCTGCTGTTTAGTTACAGGCAGGGGTTGACGATTGTTTTGTTGTGTCCCATTATTCCTATGAACTGGCTGTTGTGCCGTACGGTTGTTAGGAGCCGCTTTAGTTGCTTGTTGTCCATCGTCATCTTTAGAAGCGGATACACCGAATGCTGCTGATAAACTATATCGTCGTGCATAAGTTTCAGCAGAGCCGAATGCCTGCGCGTCTTTACGCTGCACTGGCATGCTAAGTGGATTGTAAATGATGTACTCGCCACTAGCATCAAACAGCATAGTCGTAATAGAGACACCATTAGGATCGCTAGTCGCCTCCTGCGTATAACCTAACGACTCTGGCAACGCCCTATCTACTGCAGCGGTTAAGTCTTCCAAAGTCACATAATTCCCATAATGGCTTTTTCCATCTTTGCTTGGCTGTGCTTTGAGTAAATTCTTACGGAATTGTGCCATACTAGTAGCCAAGTTTTTAATTGATTCGCTTTTTTCCATGTTTGCCTCCTACTTAATTCGAATTGACCGTGTCTGTACCAGCTTGGCGCCAGGAACCTCTTCACCATCATTGAGCGCCTGTTTAATGGCCGTTTTATCCAGTTTCTTTTCTACCTTGGTAAATTCATCAGGAATAATTTTATCGTTCGTCACAGCAACACTAACGGGGTTATTTTGAATCCAAATAGACAGGTCAATATCTTTGATTTTGTCCTTGCCTGCTGTTTCCATTCCGTGCTGTAGTGCCAATTTCAACCGACTAATATTGTTGGACAATGCACGCTTTCGGTCTTGATCGTGTTTAATTTTATCTGCAAGTTGCTTTTCGTCAGCTACCAGCTGGCTAATGACTTTTCCGTAGCCAATTGCTTTGTCAGCGATGCTGTCCTGTAAACTTTCAATTGTGTCAGCAAACAGCTGCTGATCTTCTGGTTTGGCACTATTGGCTAATTCAACGACATGCAATAAGTTGCCCTCAAGTTCGTATAGATTCATGCTTATTCCTCCGTTCGTAACTGTTCCAATCGCTGATTAGTGCGGTAAATCTTAACTGCCAAATACCGCTTATACTTTTCGTCAGTGGCGTGTTCCAGACAATTCCGTAACTCTGTTGCCAATGTTTCCAGCGCCTCAATGCGGGCGTTATGCTCTAAGATCGCTTGTTCCTCGTCAGTCCGATTAATGTGTGTGACCACCGGCGTAGAAAATTTCCGGTCATATTCTGCAGTAGTTCCGTCTAAAGCCATTGCCAACGCCCCTTTTTCAGTGTAGAATTCATACTGAAAATGCTTGATTCATGTAATCTTTCGGTGAGTTCTGGGCTGTCCCCCGGGACTCTTTTTTTATGCCATAGTTTCATCGATCGACGACCTCCAATCCGTTAGTGAACATCTCAAATGGCTCATGGCCACGTTGCATAATGACAGCAATTTGCTTATTCGACTTTCCGTAAACGTCCGGCTTTAGTTCTACTACTTTGCCAACACCAGCAGACACCATCTTGATACCTGCGGCATACGTATCTTCGTAACTGACCTTGTCACCAACATTAACCTTCATGTTGATCCTCCATTCCAAAGAAGTTTTTCCAAAATGGTGCCCAACCGCCGGCACGCACCACTGACTTCCGTAGCTGATAACCGGCTGCAGCGATCAATACAATTACTGTTAGCCAAAAGGTTAGGAAGCCAACTAGCAGGTAAACTTCGTACATATATATAACCATTCCTTTCCGTTGATACGTTCTTAAACCTATTGATTTACCAAGATCTAAAGCGTTGTATACTTGAGTTATTCCAATTAATCGAGGTGATATAAATGGCATTCGAAATTAACGGATTCGATGAACTTCAAAACAAATTCAAAGATCTCGAACAAAAAGTAGATGCTGCTCAAGGACATCATGATGTTGAACTGGCAGATATTCTGACAAATACCTTCATGGCCAAATACACTAATTTTCCAACATTGGAAGCTTTTTTCGGTCAACCCGGTTTAGACATTAAGACCACTGACGACCTTTTAAATATTGAAGATAGCAAACTAGACTCATTTGTTAAGAGCGGCACTAAATTTGATTCTTGGAAAGATATGAAAGATCAAGCAGTTAACGATTGGACCCTATCGCAGCTAGGATTTTAGCTGCTAATTTATCTGTATCGACATTAACTGTCATTTTGCTTGTTCGTAACGGCTTGTTTTCTTTGGCTTCCGTGTTACTTGCGATAACATGGAGGTCTTTTTCAATTGCCCATAAAACGTTGATCAGTTTCTTCATTTGAATCATTCCTTTCAGTTGTATAATTGGATTAAATAGATTGGGGTGGTAACTTATGGCTGTCAATAAAGATTTGATCGATCAAGCCTTGATGGAAATGTCTAAGCTTTCTGAGGGAAAAGCGATACAATATTCCTTAAAAGAATCAGACATTTCTTATCATGATTTAAAAGAAACTGTTGATTTTTTAAATTCAAAGTATTCAAAATTTGCTTTTTCCTGTTCTGCTAGTCCCACCGAATTATTGTTTATCGTTAAAAAGCTCTTTAATCAATTTTGAGGCACTTAGAAAAGCTTCAAGGCTATTAGACTTGGACAATGTCTTGAGCCTTTTTTTATTATCAAAATCAGCATCTACACTCTCTCCAACCCTTTCAATCGTTAAATCAATTTCTAGCGTGCCAATCGCGATGGTTACATGCTTAGGTAAAACGCCAGCAGTCATAAGGCTTCTTTCTTTTGAAGACAAGATTTTAATGACGCTTTCGTTTAAGCTGTCATTCATGTGGATCATTCCTTTCTATGCTGTCTGCTCAGTTTCAATCTGCTTAAAAATAATTCTATCCACCTTTTAAGTGACATAATTGTCACAAAGGAGGTGAATGCTATGCCGAAACGTGTCAAGGTAACTCAGGAAGACAAGACTGGTAGAAATACCAGGTTTCACGATAACTTCACCGGCGAAGATTTTACTCGTGCTCAATTCAACAAGAAAATCAAGAGTGGAGATTACGTTGGATATGAAGTCAAAATGATAAACGGTGTTGAAACGCCTGTCTCTAAGCCTGACAAGACCAAAAACAATAATCTTGGCTAGTTAGCCTCACCAACATCAAACAAGATTTTGTAGTCTTTTTTGGTAATTAGTTCATCCGCTGCGATGACTGCCACAGGCTCGCGGTCTTTGTTAATGACGGTGATATTTGAGTAGCGTTTCCCAGCAATTTCGATTTGGGGACACTGCTCTTTTTCTTTTTCCATCAGCTCACCTCCTTATGCTGTCTGCTCAACTTCGATTTGCTTAAAAAATTAATTCTATCCACCTTTTAAGTGACATAATTATCACAAAGGAGGTGAAAATTATGGCCAAGCTATTTGAACCGGGTATTGATAATGTCAAATCCGGTCGATACATTGAAGTGGGACCACGAGGCGGTAAAGTATCTAATCCTCATCACGCAACGATGAAGAACAATACTTCAACATTACCGCCAACTAGTCAGGGAACTCACAACAAGTGGAAAAAGGTTAATTAGCATTTCTAACTAATCTTTCTAACACGACGAGGTCGTTTGCAGATTCTGGATTCAGTAGAATCTTGTCGTCAGAAAAGTAAAAGTTTCTGCCGAACAGGCTCAATTGAATCCAAGATTCAAAAACTGCCTCGTTTTTTTCATTGAAGTACAACGTAATGTGATGACGTAGTAGCTTCATCAGCTCACCTCCTTATGCTGTCTGCTCAATACGTGCCCGTAACTCAGTAGCAACCTCAGTAGCACCATCGTCCGTGTACAGCCATTGAGAATATGTGCCGGTTGTCGTGTGGCGGATTACCCAGTGTCCATACTTGTTGGATCCCCCCTTAGGTGCTTTGATATTCAACTGATTGGCAATGCGGCCAACTAGCCCTTTTGAAATACCTAACATATCGCCAATATACTGTGCAGCATAACCACTGTAATCTTGATCATCGAATCGCATATCATGACCGGTGATTAACGTTGCGGCTTCGTTTAGCATGCGTTGCTTGGCATATTCGTCTGACACTTCCATAGCAATGTCGTACAGCGCGGTAGCCTTTCGAGTTTGCTTGTTGGCTTCCATAATTTCTAGCCGCTTAGTCCGTTGTGCTGTCAGCGTGTTATCTGTGCTATACGTGCCAGTCTTGCGGATTGACGGGAGTACGTCGTGAGTTACCCAACGGTTAAATCGTTTTGCTTCTGGTTTCCGACTAGCTCCGATTAACTTGTAAAGCCCGGGCTCACTGATGAAGTTTGTATTTCCAGATAAGCCCCCTAAGTTAAACTTAGTCACCTCATCATCGTCTAAAGACTTGATAGCAACACTTGAATTCGAAAGCCCTAATGACTTAGAAATGTCCGGCATTGCAAACCAGATAATGTTTTCACGTTCAATGGTGCGTACTTGATTACCTTCGAAATTAAATGGTGTCATTTCATTCATGTGGATCATTCCTTTCTATGCTGATTGCTTAGGTCGCGTTAATGCGACTTTTTCTGTTAAAAAAATGTCAACTACCTCTTCATTTGTAAGAGGAATAAAACTTTGCATTTTTTTGATTTCGTTAATTGTGAACTTGTTTCCACCATCTTTTAATTTTCTAGATAAAGTACTCCGGTTAATTCCTAAAGCCATTGACAATGATTCGTGAGTTACATGCCGTTCAACCATCAGTCCTTTTAGACGATCAATTTTAATATCTAACATATAGGTAGTCTCTCCTTTCTAGTCGCATTGTTGCGACTCAATGAATAAATTATAATGCTTATCCTTGCAAAAAGCAATAGGGAAATCGCAAAAACGCGACTTTTTGTTGTTGCATTTTTGCAACAACATGGTATACTAAAACCATCATATTAAGGAGGGGATTGTAAATGAATGTTGGCGAAAGAATGAAAAATATTCGCAAACAACAAGGCATAAGTGCCGACGTGCTTGCAGAAGCTATTGATGTTTCTAGGTCTACGATATTCAGATATGAAAACGGTGATATAGAAAAACTTCCAATCGAAGTAGTTGCACGTGTTGCAAACGCTTTGCATGTTTCCCTTGCTGAATTAATGGGACTTTCTAACGGTATTTTACCTGAAAAGATAAGTAACATAGTGTCTGAACTAACAGCAGATAGGCAACAAAACGTTTATGATTATGCTGATAAGCAGCTAAAAGAGCAAAAAAACAATGTTGTTCATATACCTAGGACTCAAATTAGGCTTCTAGGAGCTGTATCTGCTGGTACTGGTGAGGAACTGCAAGATGATACAACCGAAGTTGATTACACAGGTATAATTCCTGATTATGATTATGCTTTACAAGTTAACGGTGATTCAATGGAACCGTTATTTACTGATCAGCAAATAATTTTTGTTAAATATGCAGAAGAAGCATTTAACGGACAGATAGTTATTGCTTACGTAGATGGTAAGGCTTATGTAAAGAAATACCATCAAACTGAATACAGTTGCCAACTAGTTAGTTTAAACGACAAATATGATCCGATAGATGTTAGCTATGACAAAAGCTTCAAGATAAAAGGAGTTGTAGTTTTGTAAGTCCCCTACACGGGGACTTCTCTTAGCATTCAAAAAGAACATATGTTTGATTAGCCGGGTGGTTGGTCATGGGTCCGAGTCCTGTGTAATCAGTTAAAAATAATACCGCCAGTCCTCAGGATTAGCGGTATTATAACTATATAAGACCAGATACGGAAGTCGGTAAAAGCTGGACCCGTTCTAGGAGAATAATGCTATGGGACTTTTTAAATCTGCTGAAGAAAAGCAAGAACAACAAGAACAAAAAATACAATCATTTCTACATTTGAAGGGTCTGGAATCATTGGACCCAGAAACACATAAGCTGGTTAAAAACATAACAGATGAGCTATTCATGAATGGATATTTTAAGGCATTCACTTCCCTTAATATGACCAATGCAGAGAATGCCATGTTAAATGACCTAAACGCCGTAGTTGAACAAAATTGGTTACTAATAAAACAAAACGATATGATTTATTCTCAAAACAGAATTATAGCAAAACTGTTAGAAGATAAACAAAGCCATTAGGGGGGCGCTCACAATGCTTTTACTGCTAACACTCATAGTTATATGGGCAGGATACAAATTCTTCACACAGTGGATATGGTGGATCATAGGCATCATGCTGCTAATAGACGTCTGGAAGATTGTTACGTCATGGCCAGCCTTATTGATCATTGCCGGTACATGCTTCTACTTGCTGTATAAGCGGCATAAAGAAAAGATGCCACGCAAGAAAGTTAAACCAACACTTTCTGGACCAGTTAATATGCAGGGAAAACACTTTTAAATCTTGATACTTATGCGCAAAAAAGGTAAACCCAAACGGGTTTACCTTTTTAACAAACTTAGTGTAAGTAATTAACCTAAGATTACTTTGCCGAAGATGGCGTTGCCGGAGATGACGTTGTCGCTGTAGCGAAGATGGCGTTACCACTGTTAGCACTAACTTTTGCTGGAGATTCTTGATCGTAAACAATCTCTGAAGTGTAGAATACTTGAGCATTCTTACCGTAAGTACCTTTGTTAGCATTAGTTAACGTGTACTTAACATAAGCAGGAACACCAACAGTACCATGATCGGCAGCAGTATTATCACCACTAGCCTTAACGTAGAAAGTTGGTGAGTACAAAGTACCCAACTTGTTGTCGTTAGCAAACTTAGTCAAATCAGCAGAAGTGTAGTTGGCACCACTAACACCATTAAAACCAGCAGCTAACGTTGGGAATACAACAGTATTCTTACCATATGATTCGTAAGAAATAGCAGAGTTATCATTACCATCAGAAGCCTTGACTGCTGCAATGTAGGCATTAGCATCAACACTCTTCATTGCAGTATTAGTTACAGTAGTGCCATCTTTAGCAACCGTAGTTTCAAAAGCATTGATTGTACTTGTTACAGAAGTACCCTTGGTAACATTTAGAGTGATAGTATCGCCAGTCTTGGCGGCCAATAATGCAGCTGCATTAGCGTTTGATGCATTATCATAGGTGTAACCAGTACCATCTAATTGAGTATTAACCCAAGGAGTAGTACCACCAACGGCCTTAGAAGTAGCATCAGTACCAACAGCAGTACCAACAGCATTAGCAGGTTCCTTAGTAGAATCAGCTAATAGGTTTTGGAGAACACCGCTAACGACCGTCTTTCCATCATTAACGAAGTTAACCTTAACATCAGTAGCTTGGTTGAAAGCAACCTTAGCATCAGAAGTAACAGCGCCACTGTAGATCCAACCACTAACTGATGGATGATTAGCATCTTTAACGTAGTAGTATAAGCTACCTTCTTTTGTCTTAGTAGCTGCATCAGTAATCGTTAACTTATCACCAGCAAATGGAGTCGTATTAATAACGTTCTTCTTTGCGTTAATATCAGTGTTCTTTGGAGCAGTCCAAGTAACATTAGCAGTACCAGGATTTGCAAAGTAAACTGTAGTTTGTGAAGGAACAGCTGCCTTAGTCATAGTATCAGTAGTCTTGATACCACCAGCAAAAGTGCCGGCAGTCTTACCACCGTAGATGTAACCACGGTACTTCTTGTCCATAGTAACGATCTTGTAGTATACGGAACCACGGTTAGTTTTCTTAGTACCGTATGCGTAGAAAGTGTCGTTGGAACTCTTTGAAGCAGCTAACTTAGCAACTGTCTTCTTAGAAGCAACGACTTTGGCACCCTTAACAGTACCTGGCTTTGAGTAAATGGCACTAGTACCGTTTACCAAAACATTTTGACCCTTAGTAAGGGCGGTATATGAGCTTGCAGTTGCATAGCTCTTAGCACTTGCAGTAGTGGTGGTAACAGCTGAAAGACCAGCTAAACCTAACACTGCAGCGCCTACATAAATAGACTTTGCGAATGATGAACGCAT